ACATCGTCATTACGTCAGCAGATGTTGCTAGTGCCCTGCAAATGGCAGGAGTTCTTGATTACGGTCCCGTTCTCAATAGTCTGAACAGTTTGAACGTTGATGATACTGGCAATACTTTTGCTGGTGTTCTTAATGGTCGGTTCAAAGTATACGTTGACCCGTATGCTGGGGACTTTACTGCTGGATCAGATGCAGGCATGCATTATTTCGTAGTTGGTTACAAGGGCACTTCCGCATATGATGCTGGAATGTTTTATTGCCCATATGTACCACTGCAAATGGTTCGTGCTATTGGTGAGAACACTTTCCAACCAAAGATCGGATTCAAGACCAGATATGGTATTGTTGAGAATCCATTCTCTCAAGGTCTTACAGTTGGTGCTGGTGCTCTTAACGCCAATACTAATGAGTACTATCGTGGTGTTGCAGTCAAGGGTCTGCTTGGCTAATTAGTAACCAAGAGGTAATCACTTTAAAGGCAGGCAGGTAACTGTCTGCCTTTTTTTGTTTGTATGTCTAATGAGGTATAATGAAACCATGGTTTAATACTGCTCTTTTTTTATTACTCTTTGTATTTGTTATTGCGATGGGATTTAAGTTTGACCAGAGAATAAATAGCATTGAGATGAAGCAGAAAATTAATGAAATAGAAAAAATCAATTCTCATATGAAACCCTAACTACATGGCAATATCAACAAACCCTACAAGTTCAGCAAATCCAAATCTATTATCTAATGTTACGTTTAACTTTAATGTTGATCGTTTCCCCAATATGAACTTTTACGTTCAGTCTGTTACGCTACCTGGTATTCAAATCATGGAGATTCCTATGGAGACAGGTTTAGCCAGATTGTCGGTCAAAGAGCCAGCAGCAAAAGCAACCTTTGAACCTTTTACTGTGACATACATGGTTGATGAAGATATGAACAACTATATCGAAATATGGGACTGGATAAATACAGTTGGAGGTTTGAAAAAGGGAGATTATGGTAATCTTAAATCTGATGTAACAGGCAATAGTATTAAGTCTACTATCATGATCGATATTTTAACCTCACACAGAAACAACAACATTCGTTGTAAGTTTCAAGATGCCTTCCCAACATCCCTTGAAGCATTGACGTTTGACTTCAGGAACCCATCGGTTGACTATCAACCAATGACAGTAAGTTTTACATATAATTACTTTACAATGGAAAAACTATAATATATTAATGAATATTGAAGAAATTAAGAATCTATGGGCAAAGGATAGTCCCATTGAGACTGATTATCATGTAGCATCACGCAACATTCCACAGTTGCATTCCAAATATTTAAATTTATACTGCGATGAGAAAGCAGTCGCACAAACAATGACTCGTGGTGTCAAAACCATGAGACGCATTCGTTATGAGTACTATACTGGTACGATTGAACCTGAGTTGTTAGATAAATACAACTGGGAACCATACCTCAAAAAGATTTTGAAAACAGAGGTAGGGATGTATTTGGATGCATGTCCTGTGTTGAGTGGTATGGAACTTGAACTGCGTATGCAGGAGGAAAAGGTTTCCTTCCTGGACTCAGTTCTCAGAATGATTAACCAAAGAAACTTCCAAATTAAGGAGGCAGTTTCGTGGGAAAGATTCGTTTCGGGAAACTAAAGAAAAAGGTAAAAATGCTGGAGTTTAATAACCCTATCATAACGACCCTCATCGGATTGGTCGTATTTTACATTGGTCTTAAAATGTTTTCTGGTGGAATGAAATCGATGGGTAACATCGACCACCTACAATGGTTCTTAGGCAATCCCATATACATGTTTTTTGGTGGTATTGTTATGACATTACTTTGGCAGTCTAGTTCACTATCAACAACTGCTATCATAGGACTGGTTGCAGGAGGTGCACTTCCTTTACCTGCGGCAATAGGAGCAGTTCTTGGAGCAAATATTGGTACGACAGGTACTATATGGTTAGCTGGCATGCTGGTTAGCGATGGGATGCCGTCAGGTATAACAAGACAAATAGCAATGGTGCATACAGGAGTAAACCTTTTTATGGCAGTGATGCTGTTACCTTTTGCTCAACATATAGCGAGGTTCGTCTCACGATTCTAAATCATAGCGAAAGGATATAATGAAGTTACCCGTATTTTTATTTTTTACATTATTTTTAACATCCTGTGTACTCACGAACTTTTTCGTATTTGAAGGAGATACAGGGACAAAAGAAAACATTCCTGTCAATCCTGCTGAGTTGATTGAAATGGCAGAGTATTGCAGAGATGTTTATGAAGTAACTGGAGACAATGGTGATGAGTTTTCATGGGTGGTCACTGAAGACCAAGGTGTCACAATCATCATTATCCGAGGTACAAATAATCTCAAAAACGTAAAGTCTGATGTTGATGCCAGACCATTCAAAGACAAAAAACTTGATGCAACATTGCACAGAGGTTTTCGTAGTGCTGCTGAAGAGATATATCAGTCAATCAATAAAAAGCATCAACTCCATGATACAGTCTATCTAACAGGGCACTCACTTGGAGGTGCTATTGCAATGATCATGGGATATTGGTATGATGAAGATGGTAAGACAGTTCAAATTTATACTTTTGGGGCACCCAAGGTCTCAACTAAATACTTTGCTAACAGTCCACAGCATTTTCGTGTGGCAATGGTGAACGACCCTGTTCCCTTTGCTCCACCCTTTCCTTACATACATTCAGGAATAAATATAAATCCAAAGACGTTGGACTGGCGATATAAGAATGATGTAGGGGATTTTACAAAGATTGATGCGCGAGACCATTCGATCAATGCGTATCATAAACATTTAATTAGACACAATGTAGGAGAAAAATGAGTGAACGTGGAATACAAGAGACCAAGGAGGTCTTAAGATTTGTATTATCTTTCGTCATGGCACTCAAGAAAACTTATGCTGATGGGGATTTTGATTGGAGTGACTCAAGACACTTTATCGATCCACTGAAGAATCTTGGTGATGCTATGAATAACATTGATGAGGTTTTACCTGAAATCTCAAATATTGATGATAAAGAATATGAAGAGTTGATTGAGTGGATGGCTGATGAGTTTCCTGAGATAATGGATGAGCATTTGGAATATGTTTTAGATCATGCCCTTGACTCAGGTAAAATGATTCTCTCACTTGTGGACACGATTAACGACTAAATAGGAAGTAACCCATTCCTATTTTATTATGTATAAATTACCATTAAATATTGAAAAAATCGACGAAACATATCTTAGAGCCACTTGTGATGATAGTGGGTTCCTGAGAGAATTATCTGACTATTTCACATTCGAGATACCAAACTGGCAGTTCATGCCACAAGCACGGAATCGAATGTGGGATGGTAAGATTCGTTTATTCAACTGGCACAAAAAATTATTATACTTAGGATTATTGCCTTATGTTCGGAAGTTTTGCGAAGACAGACGAGTTAAAGTTTCGTATAAAGAAGATGAGTTCTCTTATTCACCTGACATATCGGAGAGTGATGTTGAAGAGTGGATGGAGGACCAAACTCTCAAAATCACTCCCCGTTACTATCAAACAGAAGGATTACTCCATGCGATTAATTCGCAAAGAGCAGTCATCATCAGTCCAACAGGATCAGGCAAATCATACTTGATGTACCTGATGACCTCGTACTTTGAGGTCAGGACTCTCATAGTTGTTCCAACCTTGAGTTTGGTTGAACAAATGGTGAAAGATTTCAAAGACTATGGTTGGCATCAGTCAATACATAAAATCAAAGCAGGTGCGGATAAAGATACATTGATGCAGGTTACTGTCAGTACTTGGCAGTCTATCCATAAAATGGGATCAAAATGGTTTAATGCCTATGATCTAATAATGATTGATGAGTGTCACTTAGCGACTGCTCAGTCACTTAAAGCAATCATGGAGAAGTCAACTGAGGTTCCTCTGAGGTATGGACTAACAGGAACTCTGCAGGACTCAAAAACAAATCGTTTGGTACTCGAAGGTTTGTTTGGCACAATCAAACGTCTAACCACATCCAAGAGTTTGATGGATGAAGGGACTTTAGCTAAACTAAATATCAAAACAGTTGTCTTGGAATATCCAAAGCAACTCAGTGAGACTTTAAAGGAGTACAACTATCAAGAGGAAATAGACTTTCTCTGTGCCAACCCTGCTCGCAACAACTTCATTAAAAACCTTGCTTGTGATCAAGAAGGTGTAACATTGGTGTTGTTTCAGTTTATTGAGAAGCATGGTTTGGAAATATTCAATCTCATTGAGCAAAAGTCAGAGTACCCAGTTTACTACATACATGGAGGAGTTGACGCAGATCATAGGGAGCAGGTTAGGATGATTTGCGAAAAACAAGATAATGCTATCATAGTGGCAAGTCTTGGGACATTCTCAACGGGAATCAATATACCAAAGATTGAGAGTGTAATATTTGCTCACCCAACCAAGAGCAAAATCAGAACACTTCAAAGCATTGGTAGAGGTTTACGTAAAACAAAAGACAAATCAAAGATGGTCTTATTTGACATTGTTGATGATTTGTCCTGGAGGAATCACAAGAATTATACATTCAAACATTTTCAAGAGCGACTTGCTTTTTATACCACTGAGCAGTTTGCTGTAAAGATAATCCGTATACCATTGGCTCAACATGAATCCAAAACCGACTAAAGAGATGAAACCAAAGTACGTGCTGATGAATGAGTTAGAATTATTCTCACACGTTGTCGTAGACCCAAAGAGGGAAAATTTTGTATTCCTTCTCCAACCATTTAAAGTCATTCACTTAGAAGATAGTGATCTTGACAACAATGTCATCAATGAACGTATTGGTTTGCATAAGTGGCCACACTACGTTGATAACAATCAGGTGCCAGTATTCCAAAATCAAATACAGGTCATCATGGATCTAAACCCTGAGTTTCGCGAGTTCTATTATGATGCGATCAAAGAGGTTGATTCAAAAGAGTTGGATGACACCATACCAAATATGCTAAGTGAGTTCACTCGATATAATTAAACTTGACAAAACAAGTTATATCAGGTATACTTAGTTCTTATCTTAAAAACCCTAAAAAATCTATACATGGCTAAATTTGTAGACAACGAAAAGTTTTATTCTGAAATGGTGTCTTGGAAAGAGCAACTATATCAGAATCAAGAACAGGGTCATTCAAACCCTAGACCAGAAATACCTGAATACATCGGTGAGTGTATTTGGAAGATAGCATCAAGGTTTGCCACCAAACCAAACTGGAGGAATGCCTACACTGATGACATGGTGGGAGATGCTGTTGAAGAGTGTATAAAGTATTTGGATCGGTTTAATGAGAAGAAGTCCACAAACCCTTTTTCATATTTTACTCAGGTTGTTTATTATTCATTTTTACGTCGCATCTCAAAAGAAAAAAGATATTTGTACGTCAAGTACAAAGTTATCATGAATAGTGAGGTCAGTGATTTCTTTGAAGGTTCTGAGAATCAGGTTGAGTTCAACAAGGAAGAGTTGCTCAGCAAGTTTCAGGCAAATGAATACATTGAGTACTATGAGAACAACGTCAAACCCTCCAACAAAAAGAAGAAAAAGAAAAAATCAGTCGAAACCATTGAAAAGTTTATTACATGAAAGTAGCATTAGTAACAGACCTTCACTTTGGCGTACGAAATGATCATACTTTATTTGCAGAATATCAACAAAGATTTTTTGAGAATACATTTTGGCCTAAGGTAAAGGCAGAATGTGATGCCATGATTTGTCTTGGTGATACCTTTGATCGCAGAAGGTACATCAACTACAAGTCATTGACATACGCCAAGCAAATGTTTTTTGATCATATCGCTGAATGGGGTAAACCTTGTCATATGATAATAGGTAATCATGATACCTACTATCGCAAAAAGAATGAGATCAACAGTCCTTCCCTATTGTACAGTCAAATATTAGACAACACACATTTCTATCAGTCAGTGCCTGAAGAGGTTCAGATTGGTGATGTTGATGTGTTGATGGTGCCATGGATTGCTTCTGAACATGCAGCAGAAGCAGGTGACATCATAAGCAAATCAAATGCACAGGTTGTATTTGGGCACCTTGAGGTAAATGGCTTCCCCATGCATCCCGGTATGGTATGCCAGACAGGTGCAGACCCTGCCATGTACAAAAAATATGAACAGGTCTATTCAGGACACTTCCATCATCAAACAAAAATAGGCAACATACATTATATTGGGAATGCCTACCAACTTACTTGGTCTGATTATGGAGATGATAGAGGATTTCATATCTGGGATACGGCAACCCTCGACACAACATTCTACAAGAACCCTGAACGTATATTTGAGGCAGTAAATTATGATGACAGTGATGCGATGGTACCAGTCCCATCCAACCTCAAAAACAAAATGGTGAAGGTGTTCGTAAAGAAAAAAGAGAACCCAACTTTTTATGATAACTGGCTCACATCAATACAAGATCAAGACCCTGCAGACCTATCAATCATTGAGAATATGACTGAGATGTTAGATGGGGAAGTTATGATTGAGACCAGAGACACATTAAAATTACTTAAAGAATATGTTGACCTGCTTGAACTTGGTAAGGGTGGTGATGAACTGGTGCACTTACTATCAGACTTATACCAAGAGGCAGGACAAACTAAAGATATAATATGATAATATTTCATTGCGTGAGATGGAAAAATTTTCTATCATTTGGTAACGCATTTACAGAAGTTGTATTGGATGAGCATGATTCAACTTTGATTACAGGTGAGAATGGAGCAGGCAAGTCAACATTATTAGACGCCATATGTTTTGCTTTATACGGTAAATCTTTTAGGAATGTAGGCAAGTGGGACTTGGTCAACAGTGTCAATAAAAAGGGCATGGAGGTTGAGTTAGAGTTTTCAGTAGGCAACAAACGGTATAAGATATCAAGGACTGCTGAACCAAGTAGGTTTAATATATACTGCAATGACACTGAGGTCATGGCAGGTGCCACAGTTGCCGAGCATCAGAAACTCCTTGAGGAACAGGTTCTCAAGATAAAGTTTGCTACATTCAAGCAAGTTGTATTATTGGGTTCAGCGACTCACATACCCTTCATGACACTGGAGAAGTGGCAAAGAAGGAATATTGTTGAGGACTTGTTGGACATTCAGATATTTGGTGTGATGAATGATTTATTGCAAGTAAGAAAACGTACCAACGAAACATCTCTCAAAGATGTCGGTCATCAAAAACAAATGACTGAGCAGAAGATAAGTTTAGTGCAGTCATCGCTTGATGGACTAAAGAAACAAAGAGATGATTTCCTGGGCCAACAACAGGATAAAATCAATGACAACAAAAACAAAATCGAACAACTCAGAACAGACAATGAGAAAATCGTCGGAGAAGTCTCAGACCTCAACGCCAACCCTGACCGAATCGATTCCATCAATGACCTCCTCTATAAGTTCAAAACAAACATCAAAGAGTACAATAGACAAATCGACTTCTTCCATGACACCGACGACTGCCCGACATGCCAGCAAGGTCTCAGCCATGAGATCAAAGACTCTAAGATCAGTGAGTACAAAGGAAAAGTTGAGGAACAATCAGGTGCGCTTACCAAGTTGGAAGAACAGCAATCTCTTTTACAAACTGCTTTGGACAGGAGCAATAAGTTAAATGAAGAGATAAGGAGCAATCAAAGAGAGATTGACATCCTCAAACGGCAGGTGGCCAAACTTGAGAAAGAGTCAACTGGTATTGATACCAGTGAGATAGATACAAAGGCAACAGACCTTGAGGATGCTAAACAGCAACTTGAGACTCTTGTCGAGCATCACAAAGAGTTGGTTCACAAAAAACATCTGTTTGACTTAGCCAAAAAACTTCTGGAGGATGATGGCATTAAGGCACAGATTATTAAACAATACATACCAATCATCAATCAAACAACAAACTCATATCTTCAAAAGATGGGGTTGCCTATTAAGTTTGAGTTGGATGAGAACTTCAAAGAAGTAGTTAGAAGCAGGTACCAGGATGAGTTTAAGTATCAATCATTCAGTATGGGTGAGAGACAACGCATAGACTTGGCATTGTTGTTGACTTGGAGAGCAATAGCAAAGTCAAGGAACTCAGCATCAACAAATCTTTTAGTACTTGATGAAACCTTTGATAGTTCACTTGATGTCAATGGCACAGATGAACTCATAAAAATATTGTATGAGTTGACTGGATCAAACATCATAGTCATATCCCATAAAATGTCTGGTGACGATAAGTTTGTCAGATCCATCGAAGTCAAGAAAAAAGGGAATTTTTCAACTATTTTGGAAAATTTTTAAAAAAAGACGTGTTTTTGGAATTTTTCGCTTGACATTTTCGAAAAAATGTGTTATACTTAGTTTAAGTAAAAAATGCAAAAGGACAAAACGATGAAAATCTCGACAACTTATAAATTCACCAGATTTCGCACAAAAGTGAAGAAGTCTAAAAAACTATACACTAAACAAACTCGAAAGGAGAATCGCGTATGGGAATGGTAAAATCCAACCACATCGACCATTTAGAGCAAATGGAAGAGTTCGAAGCAGGGTTAATGCACCTGCAAAAATATGGCAGAAAAACTTTTAAAGATCACACTGGCGAGTGGACGGAAGTATCCGTTACTGGTCAGACTAATTTTTTCGACGATAAAGTCGAAGTAATCCCTCATGAGGTACAAATATGAGTATGATAATATGTAAATACGGTTGTCTGTCCGATACAGACGAACATCCAGATTTCGGATATGATGAAAAAACTTCCGAATATACCTGTTCATTCTGTCTCGAGAATGAAGCAGACGAAATGAGAATGAGACAATACGACCAAAGACAGTCGGATATGTTTAATGATCCAAGTCTTAACTGGTCAGGTTTAAGATAAAAATAATTTCCAATAATGGAATTTTTCGCTTGACATTTTCGTTTAAATCATCTATACTTAGTTTAAGTAAAAAATGCAAACAAACAAAGGAGTCAATATGGAAGAGTTAGTCGCAAGTCTGATCACAACCCAGTACAGAGAAAACTATGGTGCCCATGATTGGGATGGGACAGGTGTATGTCCCCAGTACTGGAAGAACAAAGGTGGTATTGATTATATGGTATGTGGTGCACCATCCCTGATGGATGCTGAGCATTTTGTCGATACCTTCATTTGTGGTAAATCAGATTACTCTGATGAGTTCGTCGTCGGTTCTGTCGACTGTAATATTATGTATCACGTTAACGTACCTGAGCATATGAAGCCAGTCGTTATCGAGTGGGCAGATCGTTTTGACTGCCGTGAAATTAAACCATCCATGCGTGAAGCCATAGAGGAGATTCAAGATGCCGCGACTGTATAATAATTTGGAAAAAAATATGATGATAGATACAGGTGAGTTGCTACGAGATAGCAACTTTGATCCATGGAGTCAGGGTGAACGACTGACTGACTTTAATTATGAGAACAATGAGATGGATGCTGAAGAATTAGCACGAACATTGATCAGTCGTCAGGATTTATATGGTGGTGTTGGAATCACCGCATCCCAACTGGGAATTGATGCACGTGTATTTGCGTTTAAAGAAAACACTGGTTCAGAGTTAGTGGACAAAGTTGCCTTTAATCCGAATATACTAGGTTATTCTGAAGAGGTCGCATTGGAGATGGAAGGGTGTTTATCATATCCAGGTCTCTTCATTAAGGTCAAACGACCAAAGTCCCTTCAAGTTGAATACTGGAATGAGAAGGGTGATAGGATTGAGACAGTACTTGGTGAGTTTACTGCCCGTGTGTTTGCACACGAGTATGACCACTGTGAGGGAACAGACTTCCGTGATCGTGCTTCCCGACTCCATTTGAGTGCAGGGATGAAGAAACGGAAATTTTATTTGCGTAAGATGAAGCAACATCTTAGAGCAGAATATAACAAATCTCAACGAGAGGGTAAATGAAGACTAAACGTAAAATAACCAGAGTTACTAAGAAGCAGGTACAGAAAACCAAAAAACTGTTGAAAACTGCCCAAGGCATGGATCTGCAGGAAGTTCAAGCATATGGCACGGAGCCAATGCCTATTGATACTGAAGGTGCTTCGCCTGATTTGGCAACTGCCTTAAACTGGTATAGTCGTTTTAAAAATAACAAAGACGCTACCAAGTATCTTGTTGATTATTCTAGACAACTGGGATATAACAAAGAGGAGATCAGACTCCTCAAAAAGTCCCCTGACATGTTTATTCCCAACTCCTATGCCTGGCTCGCCAAAATGGCATTGAATGGTATTAAGTTAACTGAGATTCAGCAAAACCGTATCATCGTCAAAATACGTGAGGGAATCAATCAAGCTAAATATGTTGAACAGTTAGTTGAAGATGAAAAGTCTGAACCTGAGTTGTCTGTTAAGAAGAGTATTCACGAGGTTATGCGTGAGGCAGTCAATGAGAAGGCATCTACCATCATGGCTACATTGGATGGTTGGTTAGATGACTTTGTTGATGCAGGCATGACTGGCGAGTATGACTTGTTTAATTACCTCGAAAAAAATGATGCCAAACCTGCCCATGTCCAGATTGTTGAGGACAGACTGGGTGTATGGTTGGCAGAATTTGTCGCAGCCAGAGACAAACTTGATGATGACTTTGTTGAAGGTTACTCACACCTTTCCTCCACGCAACTTAAGACTCTAACTCAGTGGGTCGAAGATCTCAAAAATGTGGCAAGCAACTATTCTGAAGTCAAGAAGTCACGTCGTGGCCCAAGACAAGGGTCAAAACAAAACCGACTGAAGAAGATTGACCCAATCAAGATGTCACAGGGCATCAATACAATTAGCATTAATGGTGTTCATAGTTTGGATAAAAAGAATGTTATTGGTGCCAATGAACTTTGGGTCATGGATGCAGATGGTTATATACGCCACTTTAAGTCTGAGAGTATTGATGGGTTTACAGTCTCAGGTGCCAAACTTAAGAATGTAACAGTGTCAGTACAGTACAAACACCCTATGAGGTCGATTGAGAACAAACAGGCATATACCAAGTTGATGAAAAAGTTTCCTACCAAGCATAGGGAACGTAAGTCAATTATGGATCCAATCTTCCAAAGGGATAATGATATTAGCCCAAGACTAAATAAAGTTCTCATTTGGTCAGTGGCATAATAAGGACTTTATGGCAAATAACCATGACGCATATGATATTATTACCTCGCTTGCTGAAGTGATAAAAGGTATGCGTCAGCATTTTGATCTCCAGAACATGGAGGCAACTAATGTTAGATTTGAAATAGACTTCAATACCTCAGAACGATTTGAGTTTATCTATGATGCTCAGGCAGGTATGCCTGGGCCAGAGGTATTGATTCGTAAACTTGAACAAAGCCAACTGGTTGATTATCAATATACTAATGACCAGATGGGTGAACCTATTACAAGGCAAATACAATGAGTGAACAACCGCAGGCCAAAGATATTCTGAGGGTCTATGAAGATGAATGGGGAGAGAAATTTACTATACCCCAACACAGCAGTCCTGAGCACCCTTCATATAACTCACTTGGAGGGTCAGAGTTATACACAATAAACCTTTTTAAGCATGTGACAGCAGATGTCCGTGACTATTTCAATATTGTTATGTCACGCTATGTACCAGAGGTTTTGGATGAGAATAAACCATCTATTCTAATATGTCAGGACTTATATAGTGATAGCATGTATGACCATCTGCGTGATGGTGGCCATGAGAAGTTTGAGAAAATAGTATTTGTTTCTCATTGGCAGAGGGAGATGTTTCAGAGGTACAACTATCAAATTCCTTTGGACAAGGTTATGACAGTGCACAATGCATGTCTGCCTGTTCTTGACATCACCCGTAGTTTGGTAGGTGAAGAGGAGGAACATGATAAGAAGTTCAAGATTGCCTATACCTCAACTCCACAACGTGGACTTGCTCTTTTACTAGAGGCATGTAGACTGCTTTGGGATCAACGCAGACAAGACTTTGAGGTCGAGGTATTCTCCTCTTTTAAGATTTATGGGTTTGATTCTAATGATGAACCCTTCCTTGCCCTATATGAGAAAATGAAGAACACTGAATGGTGTACTCATACAGAATGGGCAGATAATGCTGATGTACGTAAGGCAC